GTAAATCTGGCAGATATCGAAGTCAAGTTTAAAGAAGACTTCACTGATAGAGTTCAGATTACGGATGAAATCTCTATTGAGATGAAGTATCCGACATACAGTCAAGTAATCAATATGGATTTTGAAGGTGACCAGACTGCTATGGGTATGGACATTCTTTGTAATTCTATCAGTGCGATTATGACTGAAGAAGAACGAACAGATTGTAAAGATATTAAACAGGAAGAGATTCAAGAGTTCTTAGACTCTATGACATCTGAACAGTTTGGTAAACTATCTGCTTTTGTAGAGACACTTCCTTCTCTAGAAAAGGATCTCAAGGTTCCGTGTGAATCTTGTGGAGAAACTATTGAAAGAACATTAAAAGGTATATCAGATTTTTTATCATAAACCTTTCTCACGATAATTTGGTCAATCATTATAAGACCAATTTTTCGTTGATGCAACATCATCATTATAGTCTAAGTGAAATGGATATGATGATGCCGTGGGAAAGGGAGATATACGTAAGTATGTTATTAGATTATATTAAGGAAGAAAACGACAGAATTAAACAGGAAAACATGAGAAGGCAGTAAAATGGCAGACAACATATCACTACAAAAGTCAATCGATATGCTCCGTGTCGAGAATGCGAAGGATGCTGAAAATAAGCAGTCCAGAGATTTAAGGCAAGAAAAGGAACTAGTCAACTTGAACAAAAACTTCAAGAAGTTCCTTGACGGTGTTGCGGGCGGAAAGAAAGACGAAGAGGAAGAGAGACGGGATAAGAAGAAGAAGAAACCATCTTCGGCAGGATCCCCTATCGGTGATATGGCATCAGAACTAAAAGGTGCAAACCTTGGTATCGGTTCAATGATCGGTGTGTTGACTGCGGCGGTTGCCGGTCTTGCTGTAGGTATTGCTGAGACAATAGGTCGTTTTGTAAAGAACATTCTACCCAAGTCTTTTCTAAATGCCTTGAGCAATATGAAGAATGCTTTCATAGCAGGAACCAATGGTGTCAAGAGTGTATCCAAAACTACTAATGGTGCATTCAAAAAGATGGGATTCATTAGTAGTGCAATCAATAAAGTAGGTAAGACATTCTTCCTTATAGGAAAGGGTTTTGAAAAAGTAGGTAAAATTGCATCTAACATACGTGCCACTGTAAGTGGTAATATATCGAAAGGTGTCACTACAATGCAATCCGCATTTAAAACTCTGACTAAACCATTCACTGCAATTAGTAAGGCACTGGGTGCTACTACTAAGTCTACTGGATTAGTTACCACAGTATTTGGTAAAATAAGTGGGTTCTTTAGTAATTTAGGTAAGGGTATTAAGTTACCCAATATGAATTTATTCTCTAAGGTCTTTAGTGCATTCCGTGTTATTGGTGGAAAGATTCCAGTCATAGGACAGATCATTGCAGTCTTCATTGGTATCTTCGATGGTATCAAAGATGCTTTCGCACAGACAGGTGATCTTGGTGATAAGATCATTCGTGGTATATACTCTGCGATTGGTGCGGGACTAGGATTCTTCTTCGGTGGTCTACTAGATCTTGTAAAGAATGGATTGAGTTGGATACTATCTAAGTTCGACTTCACCAAAGGAGTGAGTGCATGGTTAGATAGTTTCAGTTTTGAAGAGATGATCATTAGTTGGTTCGATTTCCTTGGTGATACGTTAATTAATATAAAGAGAAGTATTGGAGAGTTCGTATCCAACTTCAGTATCGGTGAATTCATCGATAATCTTTCTGAGTCATTCTTTGGCATGGTTGATTCTATCGGAAAAGCAATCAGTGGTGGTATTACATCGATAAAGGATAGGATTGCTAACTTCTCTATTGGTGATGCACTTGCCGGTGCTTTGGATTGGGCACATGAGATGAAAGAATCACTTAAAGCATTTATCCGTGGTACACTTCCAGATCCGGATTCATGGAAAGGTATGCTGATCCCAGATAAGATATATGATTGGGTTGGTGAGGCAAAACCAGAACCAAAGGTAGTGAAGGAAGAATCTGGTGGTGAACTAGATCCTGTGGATGTTGTTCCAGAAGACGCACTTACTCAAAAAGATGTTATTGGTATTACCGCAGAAGAACAAGCAAGTAATATGGCATCAATGCAGGCGGCAAGAGACGCACTATCTAGTGACGGCCCAGTAGAAGAAGAAGACTTCCATATGCAGAATGATGATGGAGATGATGATCTTGATTCAATCTCTGCCGAAGACGTGGAATCAAATGTAGTCGCAATAGATCCAGAAACAGCGGCATTCTTGAAAGAACTAGAAAGTCCAGAGTTTATTGCTGAAGCAAAAGCAAAACGTGAAAAACGTGAAGCAGATATGTTGAAGATGCAGGAAGAGGCGGCAATACGTAGAGAAGAATTCCGAAAGGCAGATGAAGAAAAGTATAGGTTGAGTCTTCTAAGGAGAGAAGAAGACTACAAAATGATGCTCGAAACTGGTGTCGATCATCGTAGTGGTAAAGAGTTAACAGATGCTCAGAGAGCAATGGCAGAAAAAGGACTAGTAAGGATTGATAAGATACAAGCACGTAAGGGTTATGATATCGATCAAATGTCTAAAGAGAATGCACAAAATTCTGGACAAACCAATGTGAATGTGGTAGCACCACAAACCTCTACTCAGAATGTAAATAACACTGCACAGACTACAGCAGTTATGGATGCAAACCATTCAACTGTAGATCCAAACGACAGACAAGCAAGTTTTGGGTAAGTACTTAGTCACATATAGAACCCTACTCGTACTATGGTGCAGTCTTGGACTGAACGTAGGGTTTCTTATCGCACTTCTGTTCCTATAAAAAAAGGGGTGTTACCACCCCTTGCTAATTCGTGTATCAAAGTAATATTGTTTACACTCCTTAACCGTTTTGGAAGTACCTTCCTTAACTTCCTTATCACATAGATCATTTAATTTCATCGAACCGTCTACGGCACCAATGGTACCCATGACAACGATAACCCAAAAAACTATAGTCATACATTACTCCTTTCTATAAACAAAAAAAGGGAACCCGAAGGTTCCCATAAAGTGGTAGGTTTCACTCACTCCCCGTGAGTTTACCTATTTTCTTTTTATTATTCTGCTTGTGCCATCTGTGCAAAGTATGACAATGTGTCATCCTCTTCAGCAGATGCGGATGCAGTTTCCGGTGCAGAAACAATCTCTGGTTCTGGGGCAGATTTTCCAACCTGTTGTTCCGCAGTCTCAGTGAGTGCTTCATTCTTTTGAGTCACGTTTGCACCTACAGCAGTACCAAGTACTAACTCTAGACGTGATTCGAGATCTTGATAAGACTTGAAGTTCTCTGGATCAACAAACTCACCTAAGTCAAATTGTTGATTGTAAGTTGCTTCGAGTTTAGTCTCATCCGCATCAAATAATGCAGTACTTGATTTAAACTCTGACTTATCATAGTTACGATATCCTGCAACGTTTCTGATCTTCAATTCGAAGTCAGCACCCGACCAGAAGTCGAATGGGTTGACAGGTTCTTCGCCTGGGAATTGAGGTTGCATCAAATCCATTACTTTATCAAAGATCTTCTTACCATATTCATAGTAAAATACTTTACCATTATTAATAGGGTTAGATGGATCATTAACGACCAAGATGTTAGACACGTAGTGCAATCTACGTTTCTGCTTACGAGCAGTATCTTTATCATCTTCAATACCCGAATTCCATAGGCGTGAATTCAGTTCGGATACAGGATCCTTAGAACCAAGGGTAGTCAACGATTTCTCGATGTACCATTGACCTTGAGGGCCTTTAAATCCGTGATCCCAATAACGTACCCAAGGCATATCTTGACCTTCCATAGCAGGAAGGAAACGAATGACTGCGTAACCATTTCCGTTATCATCAACGGTTGGTTTCCACTGACGTTCGTCTGTGTATTTATTGGTTTTGGTTCCACCACCAGATGCTTCTTGGGCAGCGGTGACGAGTTTTGAAATGTCGGAAGTCCGACTCTTTAGGTTTGCAAAAGACATATATTTTCTCCAGTATGTGCATTGTATGCAGTTTATATTACAATTGTTTTCAGCGTATTTTCACTTCAACATAATCAGTATAACCTATTTATACGCATAAGTCAAGCGTTTTTTCAAACATTTAAAGAATTTCCTTTCTCTAAAAAGTTTAAATTCTGTGCTTCGGTGGTTAGGTTTTCTATGATAGATGGTGTTAAAAACTTTTTAACATCCTCAACTTCCATATTATTCTTATCACACATGTGGACTATCGAGTCCATATAGTTAAGACCAGAGGTCTTCACCGTCTGTTCCACCATCTTCGAGAACTTCTTCTTCGTCATAAAGTTCTCTTGGTTTTTTTGGTTTTCGGTAGTGGTCGGTACCGTAAATTCTATCGTCAACTTCTTTCATCTCCTCGGTGTATTCACCTACATCTTTATAAAAATGACCAATGGTTCTTTTAGGTCTGCCACTTGGATAGTATGCCATAGCAAATACTACTGTACGCATCTTACCCTCCATGTGTCTACCATACCTATGGTCATGCCATTCTCCAGAGGTTAAGTATCTCTTCAGATTACCTAAGTAAACTTGAAGTGTTTGATACTGTTGCCTCTCAGAAGAGACTTTAGAATCACGTAATGCTTTCTTGGCACTCAGTTCACCTGTAATCTCCTTTACCCATTCTCTCACCTTTTTCCAATGAATAGGACTATCTTCTGGATATAACTCTAGATCCAGAAGACTGGGATGTACTGACTTTGATCCGTCATGCCCACGTGCTTCTCTTGCTTTAGCAAGTCTTTCAGATGCAGCCTTCTTCTGGGCATCTGTCATAGTACGTTTCTTTCTGGTCTTAGTCACTTTATATCCCATTATCTAATCCTATATTCAACTAGGTTTTCAGTTCTAAATGATCTCCATCCTTGAACTTCTGTATCAAAGAGTACCACAAGATTTTCATTCTCTGGTCTCTCTTTCCCTTTCTCTGGAATCTCTGATTCCGGAATAAAATCTTCACACAAGGTGCCGATCATAATACGTAGATCTCCGTTAACTTTCTTAAATGAAAGATTAACTAGACCTTTTCGCAATTCATCAACTATTCCTTGCTTCTTCGATTCTAGCAACTTCGGACTCACTTTCGGATCCTTCTTCGTCTGCACCATCTTTTTCTCCTTTCGCTTCTGCATGTAAATTTTTAACCCACTCATCGGACTGTAAGAAGTACACTATAAGTTTTTCGGTTGAGATAATAATATCCTCAATCCTCTTTAGTTCGTCTTCCTCTGCCTTTGCTTCGATACGTTCTTGGACGTATACGATATTATGGATATACGTATCTTTAAGAACATCGACACAGGTTTCCACTGCGACATCAAATTCTTTTTGCGTTTTTGCCATTCTTTTCTCCTTCTTTCATTTCTAAGTTAAACAAAACATCAACACGTTTCTTGCGTTTCTGCATTTGTATTTTTTCGTGAGCACTTCTTAGTTTAAGATATCTCATTGTTTTACCCATTATAACAGATCCTTTAGTATTTGTCAAGCGTTAATTATAACACGGCATTCTTTCATTCTACGAATACTACTTAGTACTCCGTATAAGTCATCCTCAGATGACTGACTAAACGACAACCATATGATTAGCACTAAACGTGCTATATTCATTCTCACTCAGAAAACCAATACGGTTCTTCACGAGTAGTCCACTTTGCGAAGTACTTCTTCTCTTCACGATAGTAGTTACGGTATCCTTCTTGTACGTCATCACGTTTGCAATGGTCTGGCATACACTGTGGTATCTCAGTCGCACGTAAAGTTTGATTGATACTCTTAGGTGCGAACCATAGGTATCCATTTAGTTTGTCATAGGTAGCATGAACACGTCCGTAACGGTACTCGTACTCTTTTGCGGTTGCAACAAAGTGTTTGTACATCCAACGGTAGTTCTTATCGTTTTCACGTACCCATATGTTTGATGGGTGATTGACGTGCGATGCTTTGTACAGATCTCTCTGCTGTGCATCACCTTTCAGTTTCCAACGTTTGATCTTGGCACCAGACTTAGTCTTGTCGTACCACAACTCACCGTCTAATACACGATGGGCAGTACTTAGCAATTGTCCGTATTCGGTAACCATCTTGACCACGTGTTTATCGCACATCATCTGTGCAGATATAACGGGATCTTTATCTAATGCGAATATGTTCATCACTGTCTCCATAATATGATTTGGGGTTCTTCTTCTCTTCTTTCTTGCGGTCTATATGCACGTGTGCTTTATTAAACTTACGTGCATGTTTCGCAACAGGATTATTCGTCTTGGTCTTCTTCATCATTCAAACCTTTTATCTCGAACCATGCAACCATAAGTATAACACCTAACAGTAGCATTGTCAAGTCTATGAATAAATTATTCGTCATCATAGGAATCACTACTTCTCTTCTTTCCGTAATAAGTCTTACGCCAGATTCTATAGGCACTCTTTTCTTTACACACATAGACTTCTTTGAGTCCACCGTTGAAACCTATCTGAACCTTAGAGTCCATAGTGATGACCTTATCATCCAACATGATGTTAAGGATCAAGTCGTACTTGAGTCCCTCATCAGAGGACATTAGATCACTTACTAGGTATTTCTTTTTGGATCGGTTGACTTCTTTGTCAACTATCGGAGTTTCACCTAAACCACATTCGGTCTTTAGGTTAGCAAGATCTAAACCATTCCATAGTGAGAATGAACCAGTGATGCCCGTAGTTGCTTGTGCTGTGTACTTATTAAACATAATATATTTCCTTTATCGTTTCAATTACAAGTGTAATTATACACGAAGGTGTGTATATAGTCAAGCGTTATTTGTAAATATTTTAATTTTCTTTAGAACCTTTTGGAATAACTGTGAGTAATAACCATGCATTTTCATTGGTTCGGCAGTGTAGACACACGCATACAATCCACGTGGAGCATCACTTTGGTTCTCGTGTGACGCATGAATCGTTGATCCATTGATGGCAACAACATCTCCTGCCTTGGGTAATACAGTTTCCCATTCACCTGTATCTTGACTCTTGATAAACAATGCACCGTTATCTCTGGTGAAGTCATCTATAGCAATACTTAGATTGACTGTGTG